ATGGACGATAGTGATCTTGGTAGAATTTCTAATGAACTTGTAGACGGCATAGAAAAAGATAAATCATCTCGTGAGGACTGGGAAAGAACTTACACAGACGGACTTAAATATCTTGGTATGAAGTTTGATGATGAAAGATCTGAGCCTTTTGAAGGTGCATCTGGTGTCATACATCCATTATTAGGTGAGGCTGTAACTACCTTCCAAGCACAAGCATATAAAGAATTACTACCATCTGGTGGTCCAGTTAAAACACAAGTTATTGGTGTTTATGACTCTGCTGTAGAAGAACAAGCACAAAGAGTCAAAGATTTTATGAACTATCAGATTACTCATGTGATGGAAGAGTTTGATGAAGAGTTAGATCAAATGTTATTTTACCTGCCACTTGCAGGGTCTGCATTTAAGAAAGTTTACTATGACGAAGCCATAGGTAGAGCTGTTTCAAAGTTTGTAGCACCAGAAGATCTTATAGTACCTTACTACACTACAGATTTAGAATCATGTCCTAGAATTACTAATGTAATAAAAATGCCAGAAAACGAAGTTAGAAAACTACAGGCTTTAGGGTTCTACCGTAAAATAGATATAGATTATGGTGATGATGCTTCTGTTTCATCTGATGTTAAAGAAGAAATAGACAAACTATCTGGCATGGAACCTAGCTATGATGATGGTGAAGTATCAATACTTTACGAAGTTCATTGTAATTTAGAGCTAGATGGCTTTGAAGATATGGATGAGTCTGGTGAAATGACAGGTGTTAAACTGCCTTACATAGTTACTATTGATGCTAACTCTACTGAAATATTGTCTATTCGCAGAAACTTTCAAGCAGAAGATCCATTAAAGAATAAAATAGAATACTTTGTGCATTTCAAGTTTTTACCTGGGTTAGGTTTTTATGGGTTTGGTTTGACACACATGATAGGTGGTTTATCCAAAGCTTCTACATCAATACTAAGACAACTTATAGATGCTGGTACTCTAGCTAATCTACCTGCTGGTTTTAAAACTCGTGGTATTAGGATTAGAGATGAAGACACACCAATACAACCAGGAGAGTTTAGAGATGTTGATGCTCCAGGTGGATCATTAAGAGAATCAATCCAGCCATTACCTTTCAAAGAACCTAGTGGTACCTTACTTAATTTATTAGGTATCTTAGTAGACGGTGGTAAGAAGTTTGCTTCTATTGCTGAAATTAATACAGGACAAGGTAATCCTAATGCACCTGTAGGCACAACCTTAGCACTACTTGAAAGATCTACTAAAGTATTATCTGCTATACACAAAAGACTACATAATTCACAGAAGAAAGAATTTAAACTACTAGCACAAGTTTTTCAAGAGTACTTACCACCAGAGTATCCTTACAATATTGCTGGCGGTAATGCACAAATAAAGTTACAGGACTTTGATGACAGAGTAGATATAATTCCTATATCTAACCCTGACGTTTTTAGTCAATCGCAAAGAATAGCTATGGCACAAGAAATGATGCAGTTAGTACAATCTAATCCTGAAGTGCATGGCCCAAATGGAGTCTATGAATCTTACAAAAGAATGTACTCAGCCATAGGTGTAGATAATATAGAAAAGATACTTACGCCTCCACCACCAACAGAACCGAGTCCATTGGAAGCAGGCTTTGAAAACAACAAACTTTTACTAGGTCAACAAGCTCAAGCTTTTGCTCAACAAAATCATGATGCTCATATAATTACACACATGTCATTATTGCAAACTCCACCAGTGCAAATGAATGCACAAGTTCAAGCATTAGTGCATTCGCATATAATGCAACATTTGCAGATGAAAGCAGATAGTTTAGCTGAACAACAAATGCCACCAGAAGTTATGCAACAGTTTCAACAGTTGCAACAACAAGCTCAACAGGTAAATCCAGAAGAAAGCAGACAATTTGTTCAACAAGCTGCTGATTTGTTGGCGCAGTTTTCAGCTCCTATTATGGCAGAGCTTATTACAGAGTATAGTCAAAAAGTTGCAGATCCAAGCGACGAAGATCCATTAGTAGCTATTAGAAAACAAGAACTTGCACTTAAGGGTCAAGAGCTTTCTATGGAACAACAACAGTTTTTACAAGAAGAACAACGTAAAGCAATGGACGCACAACGAAGGATTAATGTAGACAAAGAGCGTATTGGATCTATGGAAGATATAGCAGAATTAAGAGATGAAACCGCTAGAGCTAGACTCGAACAACAAGCTCGTTTCAAAATAATGGATATGCAAAATAAAAAATAAAACTTGCAAAATTAAAAATCACACAACATAATAAAACACATGTATAAAAGAACAGAAATAAGTCAACAGAAAACACCCAAAGTATTGAAGAATAAAAACAGCTATAGCAATAAAGGCAGTGCGTCTTTGAAAACTAAAGCTGGTACTTTTTCTAACAGTACCAAACCTACACCAGGTATGGGTAAAGGAAAAGCAAGAGGAATGGGTGCCGCCGAGTTTGGTGGTAAGTTTTCAGGCATTTATTAATGTCGTCAGTTTGGCTTGCTGAAAAGTTTTTAAAAGAACTTGAAGCTAGAAGAGAAGATACTAAAGATGCTATGTTATCTGGATGTAAAGACTTCTCACAATACGAATATCTGCGAGGCCGTTACAGTTCTCTAGCCGATGCAGAAAATATTTTTAGAGAACTGCTAGGAAAAATACAACAAGATGACCAAGATTCACATACCTGATCATGTAGCCAAAGCCATAGAGTCAGAGCAAAAACCAAAAGAACAACCAAAAGAACAACAAGAAGCTCCAACTGCAAACCCCGCAGAAAATGTAGCTTACGTTTCAGAGTCTGCACGTGTATTAGATCCCTCTTTATTAGAACAAAGTTTTTTAGATCGTATGCCACAACCAACAGGTTGGCGCATATTAATACTACCTTACAAAGGCAAAGCAGTCACAGAAGGTGGTATTCATTTAGTTCAATCAACTGTAGATAGAGAATCTTTAGCTACTGTAGTTGGCTATGTGGTAAAAATGGGTCCTGATTGTTATGCAGATGCAAATAAATTTGCTGAGCCATGGTGTCAGGAAAAACAATGGGTATTAATTGGCAGATATGCTGGTGCTCGTTTCAAGTTGGGCGATGAATCTGAATGTAGAATCATTAACGATGACGAAGTAATAGCCACCATACTTGATCCAGATGATATTCTTGCAGTATAAGGAGATAAAATGTCTGAAGAAAATGCAAAAATAGTAGAAGAAACACAAATAGAAGAAGGTGAAATTGTTGAATTAGATCCTGTAGAGGAGGAAAAACCTAAAACACAAATACCTATGGAATCAGTTGATGAAGAAGCTGAAGCAAAAATAGAAAATGTTTCTGAAGCACCAGAAGAAAAAAAAGAAGAAGAGCTAGAAGATTATTCTAAAAGCGTACAAAAAAGAATTAATAATCTTACTAGAAAACTCAGAGAAGCAGAAAGAGGTCAAGAGTCTGCTTACGAGTATGCAAAAAGAACCGCTGTTGAGAATGAGCATCTTAAAGCAAAAAGTTCTAACTTAGATAGATCTTATCTTATGGAGGCTGAAAATAGACTCAAATCACAAAAACAACAAGCCATGTCTGCCTTAAAATCAGCACATGAAGTCCAAGATTTTGAAAAAGTAGCAAAAGCACAAGATGTGTTAGCAAAAATAGCTGTAGAAGAAAACAAAGTTAATACATCTAAAATGGCGTTAGAACAACCTGTGCAAATGAATGGTCAAATGCAACAAAATATTCAACAACCAGTGCCACAATACCAAGCACCGCCAAAGCTAGATGAAAAACAAGAAAAATGGGTAGAAAACAATTCTTGGTTTGGTGAAGATGAGATTATGACTCTTGCTGCTTTTTCTATAGATCAGAAGTTAGTTCAAGAGGGTTTTGACCCTAAGACTAATGAATACTACAATGAAGTTGACAAAAGATTACGCACAGAATTTCCGCACAAGTTTGAAGAGCCTTCTAACCAATCGAAGCCTCAACAAAAGGTGGCCTCAGCAGGCAGAGTAGCTGGTAATACTAGCTCAAAAAGACAAGTTAAGTTGTCGCCAGCAGAAGTTCAAATGGCAAAAAGATTAAACGTACCCTTAACAGAGTACGCAAAATATGTTAAAAGGTAATAGTTATGACAGAAAAAGATAACACAGATTTAAACAGAACCCCGCGTTCTGCCGACACTCGAGCTAATAAAGTAGCTCGCAAACCATGGAGCCCACCATCTACGTTGGATACTCCTCCTGCACCTGAAGGTTATACTTACAGGTGGATTAGAGCTGAAATTGTAGGTCAAGAAGATCGTAAGAATATAACTTCTAGATTAAGCGAAGGTTTCGACCTAGTAAGATCTGATGAGTTACATGATTCTGACCAAGATCGTTTTGATACTTTACAACAAGGCAGACATGCAGGAGTTGTTGCACGAGGTGGTTTGCTATTGGCTAAGATTCCAAATGAAACACGTGAGGAAAGGAACTCCTACTATGCTCAACGTGCCCAAACCCAGCAAGATGCTGTGGATAATGACATGATGAAGGAATCAGACCCAAGTTCTCCGATGCTTACGCCTCAGAGATCAAGCAAAGTAACTTTTGGCGGTGGTCAGCGAAGTTGATCACTAAAACTTAAAATAACAAATATAAGGTGACTTATTATGGCTAACAAAAATGCCCCATTCGGAGCACGAGTTGTAGGTAAATTAGGTTCTGCTCCACAAGTAGGTGGAACAACAGAATACTCAATTGCTTCTGGCGCTTCTGGGAATATTTTTTCTGGCGATTTAGTAAAAATGACTAACACAGGCACTATTTTAGTTTCTGCTGCTGGTGATGAGTCCATTGGAGTATTTAGAGGTTGTACTTTTACAAACTCTTCAGGAGACACTGTTTTTAGTTCTCACTACCCAGATGGTACTGTTTCGTCCGATATCGTGGCATTCGTAATAGATGACCCTGATGCTGTATTTGAAATTCAAAGTGCAGGTTCTCCAGCTCAAACTGATGTCGGTTTGAACGCAGATATTTCTTATACTTCTGGCTCTGTGAAAACAGGTATGTCAGCTGTAGAGCTATCTGGAACAACAGCAGCAACAACTGCTACGTTCAGAATTATGGGCTTTTCGAGTGACCCAGATAACAGTACAACAGGTTCAGCTAACGTGAATGTGATTGTTAAATTTAATGAGCATTTCTATGTCGATCCAACAGGAGTATAAATAATGGCAATTAACAGATCGCAATTAGCGAAAGA